CATATCATGTATTTATAATTTAATAAATTTTGGTATCTCCAACCACGGTCCATACATCTCCACCCTCATTATATTGTTCAGGTTGGTCTTTTGTATCGAATATACCAGCTGGAACTACCTCATCTTCAATCATTTTTTGTTTTTCATCATATAACATTTTTTTCAATTCTTTATTTGTTAAGTTTTCAAACCATGGAGTTGTTACAAACCATGAAAATAATACTAAATTCATGACTAAATCATCATGGTTACCACCATCAGCCTCATAAGACTGGCCTTTATTTACAAAGGTTACTAGTTCACCTATAGTAAACTTATCAATAACTTCTAATTTGTTCTCCTCCATCAACTCCTTGAGTGTGGAACAACCAATCCTCTTGGTCTTTCGTGTCATTGTTACACCCACACCAGAAGATTTAACTGTTGATTGTGCGAATGTATTCTCGTATTCTAAGTCATAATATAATGAGTTAACAACCATTTGACCTTGGTCATTGTTCTCAACTATAACTAAAGCGTCGTTATACATCTGTGCATATCTTTGTATTATCTCTGGAAATAAAAGTGGAGATATCATATTATCTCTGTAAATACCTACTTGTCTGAAAGTTTTACCTGTTATATCAATAACACTAAATGTTGAATAGTCTTGGCCACGACCTTTTGCGACATCTACACATATGATGTAATCATGGTCTTCTATAGGTTCTTCATACAGATAAGTATTATTTTTAACATAGACTGGTTCTAAACTTTGTAAACCAAGTAATGTATTAGCGTTGATAAGTGTGTTACCTGTTCCTAGAAAACTGTTACCAAACTCTTGTTCAAACTGTAAAGATGATGTATTTGCTATCGTCATTTTTTTCCAAGCTTCGTCACGGCCTGGTACATCATTCCAGTCTATGCGATAACTTTTAAATTCATTCTTATCTCTCTCAGCCCCCTCCCAAAGTTTATGATACATATTACCGATACCATTAGCTGTTGATGTAATTATTACTTTTGATTTACCACCAGAAGTAATTACAGGATATGTTCCTGTATAAAACTGTTCAGCATTCTCTACAAACGCAAACTCGTCAAGATATAAAAGATTAACAGACATACCTCTAATTGTATTAGCCCCTGTAGCTGATGCTATTATCCTTGAGTTATTCTCAAACTCAATACTACCTCTATTTAAAACTTTTGTACCTGGTTGTAGATAAAAGGGTACATGCTCTAACATAGTTGTTATTCTACTTAACATCTCTCTCGCTGTAGCCCCTTTATTAGCTAATATAGCTACTGTTTGTTCTGGTTGAAATAAGAGATACCAAAGTAGATATGCACAAGTTGTAATAGATTTACCTGACTGCCTACAAGCTAATACTATATTAAATCTATTATCATGAAAATGATTAATAAGATTATTTTGATAGTTATATAATCTAAAAGGAACCAAACCTTCATCTAATGAGATAATTTTTACATACTTCTGAATAAAATACGCAGGGTCTTCTGTGCATTTTTTATATTCTAGTATTTTTTCTTCGGACCACTCGTCTGAAACACCTGCCCTTTTGACATTAATGTTTCCTAAGTAACCTTCATTCTGAGCTTTTGGCATCTTTTAATAGTTTTTGTAATTCTGCTGTTGACCCAACAAAAAGATTATTGTTAACTGTTTCAGGTTTAACTTCATCTTTTTCTAAGTCTTTCATTTTTTTCTGTAAGTCTATGAGTTTTTCTGTGACTTCACCTGTGGTTTTAATTAATTGACCAGCGACTTCATATACTCTAGGGTGTTGTGACTCTCTAGCTATCTCTAATATACCTTCGATAGCATCTTGACCACGCTCAACTAGATTATATAGATTTTCTCTACTGTACTTATAATCCGATTCTCGATTAGAATCTCTTGAATGAGTTATAGTTGGTAAAGCTTTCTCTACTTGAACTATCTCACCTTGGATATCTAGGAGTTCACCTAGCTTTTCGTCTACCTTGTCTGTCATAATAATTATTTAGGGTCACTTGATTTATCATCTGAATATGTCACCGTTGGTTGTTCAAAAAAGTTTGTTGTTTCGTTGTATGTAAATGTTGAATCTGGGTCAGCATCACTTGGATTTGGTTCTACAATAATTTCACTTGTTTTTCCAGCTGTGTCTTCACTCGTTATTTCACCTGTACCTTTTTCCATGTAAGTTCTAACATTTACTTTTCTTATAATTTCTGGCTCTTCTACAGGTCCAAATAAATAATTTTTCATTGTAAAATTTAATGTATATGATAATACTCTTCTCGTTTCAAAATCTCCTTCATATTCATCATTTTGTGTAACACCTGTAAGTATTATAGGAATATCTCTTTTGTCTCCGATTGAAGGAACTGTATTAATTGTTACTGTATAATCTGGTGTAAAAAATGGCATAATCTGTTCTATAATTTGTAAACCATCATCTGTATTTTTTACTAAAGCATGTAAATCAAAACCTAAATTATATGGGGCTGGAGAAAATTGTTTCATCATTACCGTAGGGTCTGTTGATTTTTCTTTTTTAAAATGAACTTTTTTATTTAATTTTCTTGTTGGGTCATAATCAATAGATGTTAACTCGAAAGCCATTCTTGGTAAAGAAATAGCCGTTCTGGGAATTCCATCTAAACCTAAACCAGCTTGTTGTTGTAATCTTGCGATAAACTTTTGTCTTTGGCCATATGCTAAAGGAACTTTTATGAAAGTTCCGTCATCTCTTTTAATATTGATATTATTAAATAAAGTTCCAAAAACTGAAACACTTCTTTTAATAGTTTCATGATAAAAATGATTACCAAACATTATGTGGCCTCACCGAATGGATTTGATTCACTAAAGTCTATAATACCATCAGCGTCTGATTCGAATTCAGCGTTAAATGCACCTGCGTCTGTAGGTAATATTTGGTCACTACCAACACTTGTAATTGTTCTACCAGAAGATAAACTTTGTTCTAGAACTATATGGTCAAAAGTCTGGTCTCTATCTGTATCTGTTCCATCTTCAAGTAGTATAGAATCAGCAACTGTTCCTGTTTCGTAAGCTATATTATCTGTTCCTGTTGAACCGTCTGTAATAAATGAAGGTATCACTCTAGCTGCTGTTCCGTTTTCAAAATCTATGAATTCACCAGCGTGTGTTATTATTCTATCGGCTTGAACTCCTGCTGGAGCATCCTCTTCTGTGAGAATATATCCTTCACTTGTATCTGTAACTACAAATTGTTGAAATACACCTGTCGTATCATTAGATGTAATTGAAGATACTGTAAGTTTATTTGTTGTTTCATTCCAAGCTGATACTACACCAGAAACTATAATACCTGGTGCCACCATTTGAGATATAGTTTCACCAACAACAAAGTCTCTTGCTGCTGTGAGAGTTTGTAATGTAAGTTCTACAGCTTGACCTTGTGCTAGTTCCACACCTTCGTCTAAGTCTGATAAATTAGTATCAAATTTTTCGCCAGAGTATTCAAACAGTTCACACTGCATTTTAAATACATATAGTTTACCTAATTGATAAAATGGATTTTCGTGTTCAACAAATTTAATTTCAAATAAACTTTTTGATAAAGGAAAATAAATTAAATCTCCTTCATTAGGCCTTAAACCTGTAGCTAAATTAGCGTCAAGTGAAACAAATCTCTCCCAACTTCTGCGTGATAAAACAAAAGTAGCATTATCTCTTACTTCTACACCAAATTTAGAATATAAATCTCCTTCGCCTTCGAAACCTTCAACACCCTCTAAATACATTTCAACTTCATACGCATCTTCAAAACTTGAATCTGCAGCTTCACCTAAAATTGTATCTTCATTAACTATTTTTCTTGGTAAGTAAAAGACATTATGACCATAAAAGCGTAAAGATTCAACAACTAAATCTTCCATCAGATTTTGTTCTGTCTTTACTGCTTGGTCAAAAAATACATTTGTTGCCATAATTACCCTATGATGTCATTAACTGGTAACTCATAATTTAATCTAACATCTTCTTCTAATTTTGTTATCTCTTCTTTTGCATCATCAACTAACTGTCTACCATTTAATGTTACACCACCAGGTAACTGAATGCCATCAAACTTAATTAGATTTTGACCCCATTGTAATTTAAGTTTTGCTGTGGCATATTTTTTAAGAAAGATATCATTATAGATATCTGTAAATGTTGTAGGGTCTAATTTTCTATGTGCTTCAACAATTATAAATTCACCAGCATTGATATTGTTCCAATCCATATCAATGTATAATCTGTTTCCATGTTTACTATGTCTTAGTGGATTGTCACCTACTAAAAGTCTATCTAGTAAACCTATATGTTGTTGAACTTGTTCGTAATAGATGATAGATGTTGATGTTAAATCATACAAGTCATTAAGTCTTAACTGATACCTTAAATCAAACATATTGATATTCTGTTTATCTACAAAAGGAAATACTCTTATAACTGATAGGACAGTCTCAGGTAACTCAATAAAGTTATTACCTTCTAACCATGTTGTCGCACCACTATCTGAGCCACCACTTGTTGATGATGTTAGACTTGAATTAGTCTTCTGATTTGAAATTTCTGTAGATGTAATTTGATGTTTTAGATATGTTCTTTTTGAACCGTCATAACAGTATTCTGAAAAGAACTGTAATGCATCGTCTAAAATATCATCTGCTTGGTCATCATCTACATTTATTTCAACAACAGGAGCACCTAATTGTCTTTTACAGTATGATAGTAATGTTGCTTTTGAATTTGGTATCGCCATAGTATGTATTTATATAAACTTTACAGTCTATATTCTCTTGCAGCCGCTTCGCTTATTCTATCTAGCTTTTCGTCTATTTTTTCTATTGAAGTGATTATGCGATTCATATCCTCTCTCATTTCTGTTTTTGATACATAATCTCTTGCCATTTCTTCTCTTGTTTTATTAATTAAAATATCTTGTCTTTTTTGTTCGTCTATTAAATTTTTAAGTACCCATAAAAAAGGACCAACTATAAGTGTTAGTATTAAGTTCCAAATTATATGACCTGTTTCTAAATCCATTTTAACTCCATGGTATGAATTGTTGTACTCCGTATTGAACAGCTACTAGTTTAGTCTCTGAACTGTCTGAGATACCTGTACTTAATAAACCTCTTGATATTTTTGTTAGTGCCATGTTATCCTTCTAATGTTTCTATTCTTGATTTCAGACTATCGTTTTCTTCTTTTAATTCTTGTATTGCTTTAACTAACATTGGAATCATTTTTGTCTGTGAAAGAGTTTTAAAATCATCTACATCTACACCATCAACTTTACCCTCTCCTTCTTTTATATATTGAGGTGCTACAGTTTTAACTTCATCTGCTATAAAACCATACCTTGTAGTTGTTTCGTCTATAGGATTATAAAATTCTGATTTAGTATTGTATTTGTAAGTGACTGGTCTTAGTTGATTCAGAATAGTTAATCCATCAGTTAAATCTGCAACATCAGATTTGACACGACTATCAGAAGCTAGTGAATGCACTGTTCCATCATTGGTGTACATATCTCCATTAGACTCAATCTTCATTACTTCGGTCATAGAGTTATTTCCGGGATTGATATACATTTCAATACGACCTTTTACATCACCACCAGTGTTATTTTCTTTTTGTCCTCTGATTTCAAACCATATTCTTGAACCATCAGAAGCGGTAGAATGATAGCCTTTAAATCTTAATGTTCCACCATTGTATGTAGTTCCTGCACTTTGCGACCTTAAATTGAGTTCTCCTTTTACATCAGAACCACCATCTATGGTTACATGAGAATCAGGACTAGAAGTTCCCATTCCAATATTACCAGAAGAATCAATTCGCATTCTTTCTGAAGAATTTGTAGCAAAAGACAAAAACTTACTTCCTGAAGTACCTATAATCGTATCTTGGTTTGAATCAACAAAAGTTGTACTTGCTCTATTTAATCCAAATAAAGTTCCAGAAGCACTAGCACTATAAGAAATTATTGAGATACCATTATTATCACTATTTACTACTTCTTGAACACCAGCTCCACTTGAAGATGATGTAGCTACTCTTGAATATGTAACTCCAGAAGAACTAACAGTTAAATTTTGCCCAGGACTTGTAGTTCCAATTCCAACATTTCCAGCAGTAGTCATTAATACATCTGCATCATCTGAACCTGTGCCACAAATAAATTGTAATCCACCATTGTCACCAGTTATTTGAAAATCAGGTCTTGTACCATTACCAGTTCCAAAACCTGCAGCGAAACCATCTGCGAAGTGCATACCATTTCCTGAAGCAAATGTTGGACCTGTAATACCAAAACCTATGTCTCCAGAATTTCTAAATACTACAGAATGACTTGAGCCTGCATCTTTACTAAAATACAAATCACTATATTGTATTAATAAGTTACCAGTACCAGTATCTTTTATATATGAGTCTGAGCCATCGTGGTATATTGTTAAATCATTACCTGCTCCAAATAAAACCTGTCCATTGTCACCAAGTTTTACATCATGGTTAAAACTAGCTGTTCCTGCATCTGACATATCAAGGGTAAGAGCAGTTATAACAGACCCACCATCATTACCTTGTAGTTTTATATCTTTATCTTGTACACTAGCTTTTATTTGTAAATCAGAACTAGAATTTTCGAAAACAGCAATTTCAGTTCCATCATCTTTAAATTTTATATCTCCACCATCAGCGTCAAGTACAATATCTCCACTTGAGTCAAGTGTTATATCTGTTCCGTCATTTGTTATTGTGTCTAGTGCTATAGAACCCACATTAGAAATATCTAAATCTCCAAAGTCTAAGGCTCCAGCTACCGTAAGTGTTCCTGAAATATCAACATTAGCGTTTATGTCTAGTGTTGTTGCGTTTAATTCTATTTCTGTATCTGATACTAAATCTAATACACCATCAGCTGATTGATGAATATATGTTCCTGAATCTCCGAATTGTAACTGTCTTGTAGAGTTTATTAATAAACCTGTGTCAGCGACATGAGTTAGTGTAACATCATTGTCTGCCCCAAAGTTAAGAACTGCACCATCAGAAGCCAACGCTACATCATCTACGAAAAATAAATCCCCTGCGTTGTTTACTATTTTTGCTAATTCTCTTGCTTGTGTTGTCATATTATCCTTCTAATGTTTCTATCCTTGCTTTTAAGTCTTCTATTATGGTTTGTTGTTCTTGTAATGCTTTTACTAATATAGGTATCATTTCTGATTTTTTAAATTCTTTATATTCTACTGGTTCATGTATAAGTTCTGGAAAAATAGATTCAATTTCTTGTGCTATAACTCCTCTTTGTCTGCCTTCCGGACCT